ATTGAGTTTGAGTGTCGGTTTCCATTTTCTTAGCGACACCTAATCTTTCTTCATCAGCACGATCTTGTCCTGTTACACCTACATACATTTGCAATGCTTTAGCAATGCTTGAAAATGGAGAAATAGGGGCTTGAATACCTTGATAACTATTTACTTCAATAGGTTGAAAAGCCTGTTGTTGCATAATTTGCGCTAACCGCTCACGCCTTTGAATTGCTGCCAATTCCGATGAATAAGGGCTTGGTATTTGCATTGCTGCGTTAGACTGAGTGCCATAAATATTATCAGCCATGATTAAGTCCCCATGTCACCAGTATATTTTGGCGCTTGAGCATTAGCCGAATCAAACATACCGCCAGTTTGTGCTTGACCAAGTTTAAGCCGAGCAATGTAGTCTTTATAATCCTGCATATCGCCTTGCTGATTAAACTGGTTGTACATTTTCATTGCATCTTGTACGCCGCCAAACGGGTTTTGAGCCGCTGCTTGGCCCATTGATTGCGGCATTTCTTGCTGCCCTTGCAATGAAGTCTGCTGGGCTTGCTGTTGCAGCATCTGCGCCATTTTTTGTTGCGGAGAAAGGTTTACATATTGATTAAGCATCGCAATTCCTTAATAACTCTAAAGTAGGCAACAAGGCAGACTTTAGTGCCGCCATGTTTATTTTATATTTTTCATGCAAACTTGGGTGTTTTTCTTTCATCCATGCCACTCGATCTGTTGAGTGTGCCAAATACGCTGTGCAATCGTAACAATCAAGGCTTGAATGGTCGATTGCATAATGTTCTGGTAACTGGCATTGAGTCCGCAAAAACGCCAAAACTTGTTCTTTAGTCCATGTTTCTATCGGCTGAATGTACGTCACACCATTCACTACCGACCCATGCCGAGCCGTGGATTTATGGCTTTCATCTAGCCTTTGCCCACGAATCAAATGCGTAATGCCACGTTTAGCTATCGCCTCTGTAAGAGGCTGACCCACGTTTGCCCAACAACAATTTAAATAACTCTGTACTCGTACTGGCTTATCGCCTGCAAACACCATACCTTCAAGGCTATGGTCAACTGGCACAACATCACTTGGATAACCGTAAAACTTAATCTGCTGCTCTTGGTCTGACTTTACTTCAATAAACTCAACCGCCTCTGCCTTTACTTGTTCAATAATCTTTATCGTTTCAGGATAAGCCTTCCCAGTATTTGCCCAAAAAACAACTGGATTCTTTTCACGGTATAAATACCAACACGCTAAAGAATCTTTGCCACCTGAGAACGCTAATCCAAGCATTAGAAATACATTGCCGCCATACCACCCAACGATGCAAGACCTTGAATACCCGCATTAGCGCCTGATTGCTGAATACCGTAACGTGTCATATCAGCTTGACCTTGCGCTTGCGTACCCGCAAAGGTAGGCGCTGGCGCTACGCTCATGCCTTGATAACCTTGGAATTGAGGCAATTGAATCTGTGAACCGCCCATTAACCCAATGACTTCATTGATTGGCTGTTGTCGCAACGCCAAATCCTGCGCTAATTGCTGTTGTTGCGCTGTATTTTGGAATTGGGCTTTTGCTAATGCTTGGTTGTACTGTTGACCTTGTGCCGTAATACCTTGACCAAAGTTTTGACCAACCGCAGCATTTGCCAGTTGATCCGCAGTTACACCTTGACCAAAGTTTTGACCAATTGCCGTGTTATACAAGCCAGCCTGCGACAATTGCTCATTTAATCCTTGTTGACGAGCCGCCATATCAAGGTTAATGCCTTGCAGAGCCGCTTGGTTATACAAGTCGTTTTTGCTCATCTCACGATTTCTAAACGCAGCATCATACGCAGCTGTGCCTGGCGCTAAACCTTGGTTTGCTAATGCTTGTTTAAAAGATACATCACCAGCTTGAATAGTGGGGTCAAGTCTTGCCAAAATAGCTTGTTGAGCGTTTATGCCTGCATTAGTAGGCATGACAGTTAAACCACTTGTATCAATTTGTCGTTGCGCTAAACCGTATGTATCGGCAGCTGTTTTTGCTTGCGCTAAACCATATTGATCGGCTAATGGCGCTGCTTGATACCCAGTAAAATCTTTTTTAATCTCAGTTGATGTTGGTGTAAAAGGCTGCGACAGCGTAGCGTAAGCATTTGAAATGCCTCTTTCACCAAGGTTGGCTAATGAAGTTTGCACACGTTGCTGTGCATCTAGTGTTTGTTGCGCTTGTGGGGTTAACGTTTGGGTAACAGTCGGTTGACCACCGCCAGTCATAAACCCTTCACGGGTTGGCGCAGCGCCTCGTTTTGCATTGGCTAAATCAAACCCAGCTTGATCGAAACTTGTTTGACCGCCTTCCCCAGTCCGATAATAAGAATTTGGGTCGATTTTGTCTGCGTTGTATTTAGCCAACGCTGTTTCATATGACGATTGGTCAAATGTTGGGTTTGAATAAGTGACAGTTTGATTCCCAAATGGTGTATACATATTTGGGTTTGACATTATGTTTGACTGCCTAGCCGCTGTTAGGTTATCAATACCTTGCTGCTTGGCTGCGCCAATATAATCTGGTGCTGGTGGTGCTGCGCTTGACTTACCCATTTTCTACCCCTAGAAATCGGCACTTTTCCCGTGCCAATGTCAAAAATATAATATCGCCATCCGGTGCTGCATCTTTAACCCTTGCTTCTTCAACAAAACCCATCTTAGTAACTAATTTTAGGCTTTTTGCATGGGTACTGCTCACCGGCACAATAATCTTTTTTACCTTACAAAACTCAAAAGGGTAACTAAATATCGCTTTTAAATACCCTTTTGTAATTCGTCCTTCAATTGCTATATGGCACACAATCGAGGCTTTGTTCCAATTCTCGTAAATCACGCCTGCAATAATCTGACCGTCACGCTCTAACCCAATTGCTTGCGAACCATCTGCAAAATACTTACCCTGCACTCGCTCTGCAACCCAATGGCCTATATCAGCGCCTTGGGTTATATGCCACCCCAACCTTGTTGGTAAACAATGTCCGTCGATGCCCATAGAATTGTCGTTCCTTGAGAGGCAGATTTAAACTGTGTTGCGGCGCAATAACCAATGCCAGTTACGCCTTGCCAATTGTTTGTGATTACTGTGTCCGTAGCCCAATAGCCAACATCCCACAACGCAACGTCCCATTTAGCAGATACTTGTGGGCTAAAACTTAACGCCGCAGTCGTGTCTGCCAAGTCAAAATCCATGTTTAAACCAATGAATATTGACGGTGTGCCGTTAGTAAATATCGACGGTCTAGCTCTAGTGAAATACTTTTTGTACCCACGGGCATCAAAGTAATTAAACGCTTGTAACGCATAGCCGTTTATGTCGCTTACATCATCAGCGTAATTGTCATCCCACGCATGGGCAACAAATCCATTGCCACCCCAGTACGGCTCGTTGTCAAAGATTGCCCAACAATTAGCGTACTGGCCTGTAAAGTTGCACCAGGCTTTAGTGATGTTATTCATCACATATTGCTGTTGTTGACCTTCCGCAACTGGCACATTAACGGTCAACGCATTGTGTTGCGGGTCAAAAATAATGTCCCACCCAAAATTACCGCCATATTGTTGCGTTGCGGCAGTAAATGCACCTTGTATCTTGTCCGATAGCGCAACACGGGGATCAAGTCTGGATGATTGCAGGCTTGCGGCAAGAGGATATAGACCGTTGTACGTCAGCATCAGCATATCGCCGCCGTACTTTAGTAGGCATCGCTTGCCAACGGGCTTACCAACCCTCCAAACGCCTATTAGCGCCCACTTTGTAGAATCTGAGGGATCAGTACCCGCCCAAACAATAATCTCGCCATTGGACGTTATAAAAACTAAGTTATCGTCTACTCCGTAGCCTGCATCAATTGTCCACGTTCCCACGGCAACCAAGAATCCACCAAGTTGGGCAACCGAACTCATGTCAATTGCAGCAGCTGCGCCTGAAATGCTCAAAGTCGGCAAATACCATGCTTTTAAACTTGCATTTTGCGTAAACCAAACTTGGTTTTTAAAAATGGCAATGTTGCTTAAACTGCTTGCCGTTACGCCAGTAATGGTTGGA